CATATTCGAGACGCAAACAGCGCTCGCGTCTGCGCTCGGGATCACCAAGGGCGCCGTTTCTCAGTGGCCCGACGAACTGGACACGCAGAGAACCGCCGCCGTGATCGGCGCCGCCGTTCAGCATGGGCGCACGGATCGCATTCCGTCCGGCTTCATCGATCGCGCAGAGCCCGCTTCCGCTTGACCCCGTTTGGCGCCAGAAGCCTTGGCGCCATTTTCTTCGACCCCAATTGATAACTGCTGCGCCGCAGCGATAGCAAATGAGATCAACGAAGACCAGCAGTTCTCAATCGCAGCTCGTGCTCGACTTCGAGCCGGGGCTCGTAGAGCGCTTCGGCAGCGCGCGCGAGTGCGTCGCACAGGGCGTATATCAGCGCGGGCTTAAGCGCGTGGCAGCGGATCTGGACGAAGCGCCTGGCAATCTGAGCGTGAAGCTGTCGGATGACCCGGTGCGCCATTTCTCGCTGGACATGTTCGAGCGGTACATCGAAAAGACGGGCGACCTCACGCCGGTCTATTACCTCGTCGAGAAGTTCCTGGGCGAGTCGCAACGGGATGACGACGACGAGCTTGAGCGTCAGCTCGCCGAGCTCGCCTCGAAGATCGCAAGCCGCAAGAGACGGAGGGCAGCATGATCGAGATGATGATCGACTTCTGCATGGCTGCGGTCATCGCGCTCGCGTTCGGCGCGCCGTTTTTTGTGTGGCGGTAGACATGCAGCAAGTCGCCGTGCTTTTCGCGAAAGCGAACAGCATTTACAAAACGCTGCCGGGCTGCGACGTGTGGGATGAGGCGCGTGACGCTCGGAATTGGGCAGGCGGCTCGCCGGTCGTTGCACATCCGCCGTGCTCGCGTTGGTGCCGTCTTGCTGGCTTAGTTGAGGCCCGATGGGGGCACAAGCGCGGCGACGATGGCGGCCTTTTCGCTTTCGCTCTTGAGCAAGTGCGTCGCTGGGGCGGTGTGCTCGAACATCCCGCCTATTCGGACGCGTGGATTGCCTTCGATTTACCCCCCCCTCATCGCATTGGATGGCAGCGCGGTATCTGTGGCGGATGGTCGGCTCACGTCGAGCAAGGGCGTTACGGACACGTCGCGAAAAAGGCGACTTGGCTCTACGTCTTCGGAATCGACGAGCCGCCCCCGCTGATTTGGGGTTCCTCTGCCGACGGCGCAAGCCAAGCGCTCGTGTCCTGGTGTGGCAATCACACGAAGTCCCACGATCGGCGCCCGCGCGTCGGCAAAGATGCGGCGTCGGCCACGCCCCCGGCGTTTGCCAATTACCTGGTCGAGCTCGCGCGGCGCTGCGCGGCGCAAAGCGTTGAGGTGGCCGCATGACTGCCCAAGACCTCCCGCAACCCCTCACGCCGGCCGATTGCGAACTGCGCGAGTTTCCCTTCATGCCGCTCGAAGTGAAGCGGCTGCTAACGTCCGAGACGTGGATTCTCGGAACGGGTGACGAGCGCGCGGCGGCGATCACGCTATGGCTAGAAAGCTGGCATCAGGTGCCCGCCGCGAGCCTGCCGGATAACGATCGCATGCTCGATCATCTATCGCAGGCGAAGAACTGGAAGAAGGTGAAGGCGCATGCGCTGCGCGGTTGGGTCCGCTGTTCGGACGGGCGCCTATATCACGCCGTCGTCGCGGAGAAGGCCCTAGAGGCTTGGCTTTCGAAGCTCGTCAGCAGCTTCACCGGCTCGTTCGGCAATGCCAAGCGATGGGGTATCGAGATCGATACGGAGTCGGTTCGCGCGAAGGTAATCGAGGCCGTGAACCTGCTTCGCGAGATCGCCCCCCGATCGGAATGGCTCTCGAAAAAGCAGGTTAGAAGCATCGCGGAGGGATCGCCCCCCGAATCGCCCCCCGATGGAAAAACTATCGCCCCCCGACCCAAAAAAGTATCGCCCCCCGATTCGGGTCCCGAATCGCCCCCCGATCGCAATAGAAGGGCCGATCGCAACAGAGAGGGAGAGGGAGATAGAGAATTAAAAACCGTAGGTACTGTCGTCTCTACCGGTAGCTCTACGCGCGAGGGGGGTGACGATTTTCGGCCCGAGGATGCGGCCCAATGGCTTCGCCATCTTCGGGAGAAGCACGGCTTCGAGGCCGATCCGTCGAGCGTCCATGATCGAAAGAAGCTCTGGCCGATCTTCGCCCGGTGGAGCAACGCCGGCTATACCGCGGCATTCATTGACTTCGCGATCGAGACGGCACAGCAACGGGCCAAGGAGCCGATCGTGTGCCTGCCGGTGTACGTCGAAAGCGTTCTCGCATCCGAGCAAGCAGCGCGCACCGCCCCCGCCGATGCGAAAAGCGAATCCCGGCGCCGCGCCTACGAAGTCCTCACCGGCAAAACCGCCGCCCCTCAACCCGAACCCGGAGTGATCGATGGGAACGTCAAACTCATCGGCTGACCTTTGGCCGCAGGACGCCGCACCGCGTTCGTGGGTCGCAGCCCTGTTCGAAAAAATGACCCGCATGTGGGGCAACACGTTCCTCGACAAGTGGCGCGACGTGGACCTTGAGGGCGTCATGGTCGAGTGGGGCAAGGGCCTGCGCAAGCTCTCCAATGCCGAGCTCAAGGCCGGTGTCGATGCGCTCATGTCGCTCAAGTTCCCGCCCTCTTTGCCCGAGTTCTACGCCTTGTGCAAGCAAATGCGGCTCATCGAGCAACCGAAGACCGACCTGCTCACCGACCAGACGCGCGCCGATGCGGCGACTGTCGAGGCGAACATGCGGCGCATGCGCGAAGCCATCGCACCGCTCATGAAGCCGCGCGAGATCACTGCGGAATGGGCCTACAAGGTCCTCATGCGGGGCGAATCACGCTCCGGCAAGCCGCTCACGGCCGAGGTCGTTCGCTGCTGCTCCGATGCGATTAGCTCAAGTGCCGGGCGCCGAGTCGTCGAAGACTGCACAGATCCCGAGCTGCGCGAGAGCTATCGCACGATCCGCGAGGCGATCGTCGATGGATACCGGGCTCAAGGCAAACCGCTTTGGGAGGTCCAATGACCACCACCACGCCCGCGCGCGGAATCGTTCACGCCGAAAAGGCACAGGTGCGCGTCCGTCAGCGCGGCGAAGCTTGCGTAACCGTGACGCGCTCGGTTATTCGCTTGAACGGCGTGCGCGTGACCAACGCCGAAATGCGCGTGCTTCGCGACATCGCGGCACGTATCAAGGGGGAGAAGTGAAAGCGCTTTCCTTGGAAACATGGTTTGAGCCCCGGCGGCTAAAGAGCGGCGAAGATGGCGCTCTTATGGAGCAAAGGGCTTGGTATTCGCCCATCAGGAAATGCGAAATGTGCGGGCGCCTTGGGGCACCTAAGCGCATTCAATATCGTCCCCTTTGCTATCACGCCGAGAAGCGGCAATTCCCAATGTACTGCATGGGCTGCTGGAACAAGGTGCGCCGATTTGTCGAAATTGAAAAATTGATTGATTTTGCCAATTACGCGTCTAGGAAAATCGTTCGGGAGGCAAGGAAGCATGGCAACGAAAAGCGGTGAGTTGCGCGAAATATTGGTTTCCTCTATCGAGGACGTGCGCGCCAAGAGGATCGATGCAACACAAGCGGCAGCAATCGCGAAGCTCGCCAGTGCGATAAGCCAGAGCGTTGCCATTGAACTCAAAACGATGGAGGCTGGCTATCACGAGGGGCGCATGGGGGATCAACGACTCGGAGAAGAAATCGAGGCCGATCGGGCAGTTGCCAGAATTTCTCATGACGCTCAGGAGGATTGATGAATCCTATTCTCGCGATCGACCCAGGCACCGACAAAAGCGGATGGTGCATCCTAGAAGACGGCATTGTGACGAATTCGGACGTGGCTTCGAATGGCGCGGTTCTACTGCTCGTGAAATCGTGGGAGCACGATCTAGCGATCGAAATGATCGCAGGCATGGGGCTCGCCGTCGGGCAAACGACATTCGATACCTGCGTCTGGATCGGGCGATTCCAGCAGGCTTATTTCAGGCCGGACGCGGTTCGTTTCGTAAAGCGACACGAGGTCAAGATGCACCTTTGCGGGCGCACATCGAAAGTAACTGACTCGAATATCCGCTTGGCGCTGATCGATCAATTCCCTCGCACCGGCGGCGGCAAGACACCGCAAATCGGCACGATCAAACAGCCCGGACCCCTTTACGGCGTGAGCAGTCACGCATGGAGCGCGCTCGCCGTCGCTATCACGGCTCGCGCCAATTCGCAGCACCAACCGGCATAGGAGAGAGGGATGTTTGAAAACCAAACTGCACAGCAAGTTCGTGGCCTTGGCGGTGCTCTGACCGCCCCGCAAGCGCAACTGCAAGCGGCTCAATACGCTATGAAAAACGAACAACAGCCGCCGGCCGCCACCGTCCGTTCTTTGCTTGACATCGCCTATCAGCAAATCGAAGCGCTTGAGAATGAGATCGGCAGACTCGGCGAGCAACTGCTGCCGGTGCGCGAGCTGTCGCCATGCAAGGAATCTGGCGAGTCGGGGAATGCGCTCGGCGTGCCAGAAGTGATCGGGATGCTGCGCGGCTTAATCGATCGCATGGCGCGTCAGCAATCGGTCGTACGCTCGATTTCGAACGAGGTTCGGATTTAGGAGGCTGAATGGACCTGGCGACGCTTGAGCCGAGGCTGGAAAACTGGGCGCGCTCGCAAAGCTCGTTCGGGGGCGGTGGTGCATGCATAGCGAGCGCCGAAGGCATGTATCGGCGTCCTGGCGTGCTGTACCGCGAGGAAGCTATCGTGTTGCCGCCGATCGACATGCGCGACGCCAACCTTGTGAACGAAGCGTGGAAACGCTGCATGCCGGTCGATCGCGACGTGCTGCGCATGCATTACGTGTGGCGAGCTCATTCTTCATTCATCTGCCGGCGCTTGAAGCTCAAGCAGGGGCGCGGTCACGAGCACGTATGGGATTTCGCCCTTTACCACGCTCATCAAGCGATCGCCGACCGATTGGAAAAAGTCGATGACCTTGCGAAACCCATACGCTATGCCTATAATCGCGCGGAGATGACTGAATCCGTCGATTGACGAGTGAATTGGCCTGCAGGCGGGGCCAACTTCGCTCCAACGACACCCGAGCCCCGCGCAGAGCGATCTGTCGGGGCTTTTGTTTTTGGAGCCCGAAATGGCGAAGCTCAACGCAGCGAAACGCAACAAACTACCGGCGTCGGACTTTGCTGGCCCCGATCGGTCGTATCCCGTACCCGATGCCAGTCACGCGCGGAACGCAAAGGCGCGCGCCAGTCAGGCTGTGAACGAGGGGCGCATGTCCAAGAGTCAGGAGGCCAAGATAGACGCCAAGGCGAACCGCGTGATGGGCAAGACGGGCAAGAGCCTGCCGGAGCGTGGAGAGCGCACGGCGACGAACAAGCGCACACGTGGAGACATGCAGCATCCAGGCTCGCACGACGCGTGGGAAGCACTGGGTCGCGATTAAGGGGCTTTCTAAGCCATGTCTGAGATCAAACCGGCTACAGACAAGCCGAAAAAGCGAGCCGCACCCAAAACTGCATTCAAAAAGGGCGTTTCCGGCAATCCTGGTGGGCGGCCCAAGCGTACTGAGGAAGAGCTTGACCTAATCGCCGCATGCAAGGCAAAGACGCCAGCAGCGCTCGCGGTTATCGAAGCGATCATGACGACCGGCGAGAACGAGCGTAATCGCCTCGCCGCCGCCCAGGCCATTATTGAGCGCGCCTACGGCAAACCGAAGGAGTCGGTTGAGATGGATGCGCATGTCACCGGCCGCATCGAGCAAATCACGCGGCGCATCATCCATCCGAAATGAGCGAGCTCATGATGGACACGGCGGCCGTATTCGAGCCGCTGCTTGAGCCTGCGCGCTACAAGGGCGCATGGGGCGGACGCGGTTCGGGAAAGTCGCACTTCTTCGGTGAGAAGCTGATCGAGGACTGCCTTGCGGAGCCGGGCGAGTCGGGCGAAGGCATGCGAGCCGTTTGCATCCGCGAGGTCCAAAAAGACTTGGCGCAGTCGTCCAAACTGCTGATCGAATCGAAGCTGCGCGCGCTCGGGTTATACGACTCGCAGGGTTTCCGTGTGTTCAAGGACGTGATCCAAACGCCGGGCGACGGCCTCATGATCTTCAAGGGGATGAACGAATACACGTCCGAGAGCGTGAAGTCGCTCGAAGGCTTCAAGCGTGCGTGGTGGGAAGAGGCGCAAACCGCGTCGCTCACGTCGCTCAATCTGCTGCGTCCTACGATCCGCGTCCCAGGCTCCGAATTATGGTTTAGCTGGAACCCGCGGCGCCGAACCGATCCGGTTGACGTGATGCTACGCGGACCCGAGCAGCCTACGGGCGCGGTCGTTGTGCGCGCGAACTGGCGCGACAACCCGTGGTTCACGCCCGAGCTTGAGCAGGAGCGACTCGATTGCCTGCGCATGCAGCCGGAGCAGTACGACCACATATGGGAGGGCGGCTACGTCACGGCGCTGGCCGGCGCTTACTATTCGGCGCTCCTGCAAAAGGCCAAGGAAGAGGGGCGCATCGGCTTCTATCCGGCCGATCCGCTCATGACGATCCGGCTGTTTGCGGATATCGGCGGTACTGGCGCGCGGGCCGATGCCTTCGCGCTGTGGGCAATGCAGTTCATAGGTCGCGAGATTCGCGTGGTGAACTATTACGAGGCTGTGGGACAGCCGATCGACGCGCATTTGGCCTGGTGCCGCAGCCAAGGTTATACGTCCGACCGTGCGCAGTTCTGGCTACCGCATGACGGCTCCACGCAGGACAAGGTCTACGACGTGAGCTACGAGTCGGCGCTGCGTAAGGCTGGCTATACGGTCACGGTCGTTCCGAATCAAGGCAAGGGCGCCGCCGCGGCGCGCATCGAGCGTACGCGCGTCGTATTCCCCCAAATCCGATTCCACGAGGCTACGACCGAGCCTGGTCGCGCGGCGCTTGGTTGGTATCACGAGAAACGCGACGAAGATCGCGGCATAGGTCTGGGTCCCGATCACGATTGGTCGAGCCATGGCGCCGATGCGTTTGGCCTCGGTTGCCTCACATGGGCCGAGCCCCAGACGATGAAGGCTATCGAATATCCAAAGATAGGGGTCGTATGAGCATCGCACACGAAACGCGCATCGCCGAACTTGAGCAGCGCGTCGCCGACCTGACCGAGAAGCTCACGCGCATGTCGGGCATCGAGCGCATGGCGCACCTCGCACGGCTAGAGGCACGCGTCGAGGCGCTTGAGCAGCGTAGCAAGCCCGGTCCGAAGCCCAAGGGTTCCCAATGACAGACGAAGAACTGCTCGCTGAGATCGGCAAGTACGAGAAGGCCGCACTCGGCTCGTCCGTCTCTGTTGGTCCGTCTGTTGGCGGCAGCATTAAGCCGGCCGGCCAGATCATGACGACGCTTGAGATCGACAGGTACAACGCACTGAACGCGTACTATGCGCGCCCGCTTGGCAATGAGGTAGACGATCGATCGCAAGTCGTCATGCCTGAGCTTCGCGATACGGTCGAATGGATCATGCCGACGCTCATGGAAATCTTCGTGGGATCGGGCAAGCCTGTCCAGTTCGATCCGCAGGCGCCGGACGATGAGGACCAGGCCGAGATCGAAACGGAAGTCGTGAACAACGTCTTCATGCGCCAGAACGATGGCTTCTTCGTGCTGCACGACTTCTTCAAGGATGCGCTGCTGCTGCGCAATGGCTATATCTCGTCGTACTGGCTGAAGGAGCGCAAGACATGCGTCGAGACCTACACCGGCTTAGGTGAGATAGAGGTGGCGTTGCTCCTTCAAACGGACGACGACGTTGAAATTCTTGAGCAAGCCGAGAAGCAGACATTCATTGACGGCCCCCAAGGGCAGCAGGCAACGACGGTATTCGACATAAAGCTACGCCGCACGCGCAACGTCGGCCGTGTGTGCTGCGAATGCGTTCCGCCCGAGGAAATGCGCGTCTCTCCGCAGGCTCGCAATGGACTTGATCCAGCCCCATTCGTCGAGCACGAATGCAAGAAATCTCGCTCCGAGCTTAAGCAGATGGGGTTTCCTAGCGAGAAGGTGGACGCGATCACGATCGCGACGCCAGATTGGCTGGATTTGATTGCGCTAGCTCGCGATGAAGTCACAGACCAATTGAGCGAAGAAGAACCGACGGACCCGGCAAGCCAGCTTTGCTCGCTTCGAACGGTGTTCATTCGCATCGACTACGACGGCGACGGTATCGCCGAGCTTCGGCGTGTGATGGTCGGGGGCGACAAGATCCTCGACAACGACGAGGTAGAGGAGCTGAGCTTCACCTCGTGCTCGGCCATTCGGATGCCGCACCGGCACGTCGGCATCAGCTACTACGACCTGCTGTACGACTTGCAGGTCATCAAGACCACACTCTTTCGCCAGGCGCTCGACAACCTCTACATCACGAACAACCAGGGCTACGCGGTCGATTGGCAGAAGGTCAACATGGGCGACCTGTTGATCTCGCGCCCTGGGCGGATTGTGCGTACCGAGGGGCCGCCCGAGGGCGCCATCATGCCGCTCACGACGCCCTCGAACATGATGAGCCAGATTGTGCCTGCGCTTGAATACTGCGATTTGCAGCGGGAAATGCGCACGGGCATCGGCAAGGACACGATGGGCGTCGATGCGGATGCGTTGCAGGACGTGACTAAGGGCGGCCAACTCGCTTCGATGGCCGCCGCGGCGAAGAAGGTGCAGCTTGTGGCGCGGCTGCTAGCCGAGGGGGTAAAAGACACGTTCCAGAAGATTCACAATCTCTTGCGTCGTCACCAGGACCAGGAGATGACGATGCAGATTTCCGGCGGTCGATGGGTCACGCAGAACCCCGCTAACTGGCGCGAGCGCACGGATCTACTCATTAACGTCGGCTTGGGGTCTGGTACGCGAGACGAAGCGCGGCAAAACATCATGCTGCTCGCTCAGGCGCAGAAGGAACTCGCCCCGTTCGGTATGGTGGGCCCGCAACAGGCGTTCAATACATTCAAGCGGATCTGCCATTTGCTAGGAGAGGAAAACCCTTCGCTATACGCAATGGACCCGGATTCGCCTCAATTCCAACAGGCGATGGCGCAGCGTGCGCAGCAGCCGCAAGACCCGCGCATTGCGTCGGCGCAGATAAAGGCCCAAGCGGACCAGCAGATCGCCAATACGCGCTTGCAAACCGAGAAGGTCAAGGCGAATGCCGAAGCGCATCAGGCTCAAGCCGAACTGGCCCACGGCGCCCAGCAGAGTGCGCAGGACCGCGACATGCAGATGGCGCAGATCAACTCGCAGGAATGGCAGACGGTCGTGAAGATCATCGGTCAGATTGTGGCGAGCCAGTTGAAACAGGACCCGGCGGCCGATGCGGGACAAATGGTCAATCGGGACGTGAGCGAGGTGCAGCGTGGCGCATGAAGACGAAATTATTCGCGCCGGCAAAGCGGCCCAGGTGCTCGATTCGCAAGTGTTTCTCGACGCGAAAGAGCACGTCCTCGCCGGCATCCAGCGTCAGATGAAAGCCGTCCCATTGGCCGACCAAACGATGCACACGCGCCTCATCGTGGCGCTGCAAGTCTGGTCGCAGCTAGAAGCCTACCTCGAACAGGTCAAGCAGACCGGAGAGATTAGGCAGTTCCAGATCAACCAGGAAGAAGAGCGTAAGCGGCGCTTCACGCTATTCGGCTGAACCAAACCATCCACCGCAGCAGGCCGCCTCAGGGCGGCTTTTTTATTGAGGCCACGAAACCATGAGCGACATCCAAGCGACTACCCAAGATTCGGGCGCCGCAACCAGCACAAGCCCGCAGTTCGACAGCTTCTTCAGCGAGCACAGCATTGTAGATGTTCCGAAGAAGCCTGACGCACCCGCAGCGGATGCCGCCCAGACGCAACAAAATGCACCTCAGCCCGATCCTGCAGCGCAGGCGCAGCAGGGACAAGAAGGGCAGGAAGGGGCGCAGAACGCGCCGCAGTATTCCAGCCTCAATGACCTATTGACGGCACACAAGATCGATCCCGAGTCAGTCATGGGCCTTCACGTCACGACGAAGATCGATGGCGTGGAGAAGCAAGTCCCTCTTTCCGACGTGCTCAAGTCGTATCAGCTTGAGGGCCACGTCAACAACAAGTCGATCGAGCTTTCGAATGCGCGAGCCGCGTTCGAGCAGGAACGCCAACAGGCAGCAGCGCAACTGCAAGCGCAGTTTCGCCAAAACCAAGACCTCGGCAATGTCGCAATGCAGATGCTCACGCACGAGTATCAGCGAGTCGATTGGAACACCCTTCGCGCGAACAATCCCGCCGAATACGCCGCACTCCAAGCCGAGTTTCAGCAGCGTCAAGGACAGATCCAGCAATACATCGGCGCGCTCAATCAGCAGGCCCAGCATCAGCAAATGGAGCAGCAGCGGGCTATGCAGCAAATGGTCGCGCAAGAACACGAGCGCCTCTTGAACGCAGTGCCCGAATGGCGCACGCCGGAGACGTTCGCAAAAGACAAAGAAGCAATGACGAAGTACGCCCTGAGCCTTGGATTCAAGGACGCCGAGCTAAGCCAGATATTCGACCACCGCTACATGCGAGTTCTCCATGATGCGGCGCGATATCAGGCCCTCCAAGCGTCGAGCCCGGAGGCTTTGAAAAAGGTTCGGCAAGCCCCTGTCATGGGCGCCCCGGGATCTCGGCAGGACGTCAATCCAAGCGAAGTCGGTCGCAAGCAAGTGCTCGATCGGCTCAACCGAAATCCGCGCGATGAAGACGCCCAAGCAGCGGCGTTTGACTACTTCGCGCGTCAGTGACAGGAGAGCGCCATGAGCGTGCCGAGCAATACCTACCAGACGTATCAGCAAACGAACATCCGCGAGGATCTTTCGAACCTCATCTTCAACGTCGATCCGTACAAGACGCCGTTGCTGAACATGAGCAAGAAGAACCGTGCGACCCAGGGCAATCACGAGTGGGATACCGATTCGCTCGCGGCCCAAAACCTGAATAACGCGCAGATTGAAGGCGACGATCCGTCTGCGCAAGCTCTCACGCCGACGGCGCGTATGGGAAACTACGTCCAAACGTCGAACAAGGTCGTGCAGCTTTCGGGCAAGTCGCAAGCGGTGATCGCCGCAGGCGGCTCGAACAAGATGGGCTACCAGCTCATGAAGAAGTCGAAAGAACTCAAGCGCGACATCGAGGGCATCTTGACGCAGAACAAGGCGAAGAATGCCGGTTCTTCGACGACTGCCGCGATCTCGGCCGGATTGCCTTGCTGGCTGTACACCAACACGGTGTACCAAAGCGGTAACGGCGGAGCCAATCCGTCGCTCGCTGCAAACGGGTGGACCGATGGATCGAGCACGCGCACCTATGACGGTACGCCCGTGGCGATCACCGAGGCCGAAGTGATTTCGGTGCTTCAAAAGGTGTTCTCGTCGTCGGGCGAAAGCCCGGAATATGCGCTCGTGTCGCCGGTGAATAAGACGAACATTTCTAAGTTCACGGGCCCGGGTACGCGCTTCACGGAAGTTGAAGACCAAGTACTGCGTACGGCGGTCGCGGTGTACGAGGGCGACTTCGGTGAGGTGAAGATCATCCCCGATATCTTCCTGGCGCACTCGGCGGATTGCTTCTTCATCAATCCGAACTACATCCGCGTCGCGTACTTGCGTCCGTTCCAAACGGTGCCGCTCGCGAAGACCGGCGACAGCGACAAGAAGATGCTCTTGGTCGATTACACGCTCGAAATGAGCAACGAGAAGGCCCACGGCGCGATCTACGACACGCTCGGCTGATTGATTCGGCCGGTTTCCGCCGGCCGATCTCATACTGAATTTAGGAGATCCAAATGGGTACTTCGGTTATCACGGCCGGCACGACTCGCACGCAAGCGGGAGCTACGGTCATCTCGGAAGACTTTACGACAGTCAATACGTCTACTGCAGTCACGGCGGGCACGAATTCGGGAGACGGCGTGGCACTCCCTCAGCTTTCTTCCGGTTCTTGGCGCGGTTTCTTGCTGAACAACACAACGAACGCCATTCGTCTCTACGGAAACGGCAGTGACACGATCAACGGTAACGTTGCGGCGAACGGGATTGCAATTCCGCCTGGCGCCGCGGCGACGATCGTTGAGGTTCAGCCTGGCGCGGCCCAGGTCATTCTCGATGGCGAGCCTGCTGTCGCGTTCAACAGCAATACGGCCACGTCGGGAACGACGTTGACGGCCGCGAATGTAACGGGCGGCTCGGCAAGCGTTGATCTGGCGCTGACCGGCACGCTGGGCGGCGCAGCCAATGCGCAGCTTCCTACCGTGGCGAATCTCATTGCGTCCATGTGGGCCGTGAAGGTAGGCGCGACGTATCGCCTTCGCGTCGTGAACGAGTCGAGCGGTGCTTTCGCCTGGACGGTCACGACCAATACGGGTTGGACTCTCACAGGGACAATGTCGATCGCCCAAAACACATGGCGCGAGTTCGTCGTGACGGTGACGGCGCTTGGGGCCAACCCGACTGCAACCCTGCAATCGGTCGCGGTCGGCACATACAGCTAACAGAGTCTCCTCCGGGACGGTGCTTGGGGGCTATCTTCGGATAGCCCCGTTTTTTTGGAGCAAGCGAATGTGGACACCAACTAGCCCTTGGCGCCAGGCACCAGGGATTGCGGGGCAAAACCTGTCGATCGGCAACTCTTCGCAATCGACAACGACTTTTGGCCCGACCATTCAGGCGGTTCAATTGTCGGCCGTCGGTGGCAATTGTCATGTCGCCATCGCCAAGAATCCGACGGCAACCTCCACCGACATGCTCGTGAAATCCACCGACCCGCCGCTAGTAATTCGGATTGATCCGGCCGAGGTTGTGGCCTGCATTCAAAACGGAACGGACACTGGCACGCTCAACGTTGTGCCGATGACCCGGTGAGGCAATCATGAGCACGAACAGCCCCGATGGAATGCGCACGGCGTATCACGAGGAAGACGGCAAGATCATCGTTAGCTACGAGCAGGACGTGGAGACAGCGCTCAAATATGCCCACGAGTGCCGGGCTACTGAGAACACGGCCGAGCGCTTGCCCGATGGCCTTCATCAAACGATGAATGTGCCGATCGTAGAGTTCTTGAAGATCCGTAACAAGTATGGCTGGGACTTCATGAACAAGGATCATTGGCCGATGGTGGCGAAGATCCTCAAGGGCCCGGAATACGCGGCCTATCGAACCACGAACCGGAAGATCTGACCATGGAAAAGCGCATGAACACGATTGCTAGCGCTACGACCGGTCTTCCGATCCAAGGCGCATCGGTTCAGGTCAACGTAGGAGCGACCGGCGCGGGAGGTAAGGCCACGATCTATTCCGACAATGGGGTAACTCAGGCTGCAAATCCTCTTACGACCGACTCGAATGGTCAGTATTCGTATTACGCCGCGAACAATCATTATCAAGAAGTCATCACCGGATCAAACATCACGACGATGACGATTAATGACGTGTTGCTCAACGACATGTTGATCTCCGACCTTCCTACCTCGCTACCCGCTACTTCCGGTCAGCCGTGGAACAACGGCGGCGTCATCTCTAGCTCATGACCATGCTCAAACGAATCTTGCTCGCGGCACTCTGGTTGCCGCTGGCGGCGCTCGCCCAAAGCTACCCGTCGCCGACGTTCAACAATGTCACAGTGCAAGGAACGCTGACCGCCGCGTCTCAGTCGTTCACGAATCCGCTGCCGGTTTCGTCGGGCGGCACCGGCGTATCGTCGCTCACGCTCTACAACACGCTCGTAGGATCGGGGACGAACATCGGTTTCGTCGCCCCGGGCGCGAATAACACCATCTATGCATCGAACGGGACGACAGCGTACCCATCGTTCAAGACCGCTGCGACGCTGGGGCTAGCGCAACTAACCGGGGGGACTTTCACGGGGTCGGTCGCACTCTCGTATGCAACGCCGACAATCTTTCTCAATGACACGAGCGGAACTGGCCACGCATTTTTAGCCTATCAAAACAACGGAACGAACCTATGGGACGTTCAAAGCAATACCTCGACCAGCGCTTTCATTGTTGATCGGTACGTCGCCGGGACGGCGGTCGATTCGCCACTCAGCATTTCGAATTCGACCGGCCTCGTCAGCATCATCGATGGGCTAGCGGTAACGGGAACGGTCAGCGGAACTGGATTCAGCAATTACCTAGCTTCCCCCCCGTCGATTGGCGGAACGACAGCCGCGGCGGGCACCTTTACGACGCTCAATTCGACAGCTGGCGCTATCAACGGATCGATCGGGCAAACGACACCGGCCGCTGGCTCTTTCACCACGATCTCTGCATCGAGCACGATTACGCCGTCACAGACGGCGGGCATTGTTGGTACGACCACGAACAACAATGCGAACGCGGGAAGCGTCGGCGAAGTTCTAACCGCGACCTCGACGGCCACGTCGATGACCTCCGGGACGCCCGTCAATTGCGCGAGCGTCTCGCTAACCGCCGGCGATTGGGACGTGACGGGCGTCGTTGAATATGTGGCCGCGGGCAGCACTACGACGAGCGGCTATACGACTGGCCTCAATACTACGTCCGCGACCTATCAAACGATCACAGGCTCGTTCCTGAATGTCCAGCAGACGTTCGGCCTGTCCGTGGGTGCGGGAACCGCGAGCTACCAATCCGCGCCCGTCACGCGCTTTTCGCTTGCCTCGACGACGACTGTCTTTCTCGTGGGCGCCGCATCTTTCGCGACAAGCACGATGACCTGCAACGGATTCATCCGCGCTCGGAGAATGCGATGAGCACCTACACGGCCGCATCGGCGACGATCGTAAAGGCCACGGCAGCGGGCGCGACTGCCGCCGGCGGGATCTCGATCCCAGGCCTTCAGGTCGGCGATCTGCTCATCAACGTTATTCCGTACGGCTTCTTTGCAGGCCGCGATTTCGAGGACACCGTGAGCGTGGCTGACGAAATCCAGCAACTCGGCATGCCTGATTGGAGTTCGCTGACGTTCACCTTCTACCTGCTGAGGGGCGTCTGATGACGAACTTCGTTCAGCCGCTCAATCCGGCTTATCCGGCAGGCGTAGCGGGGATTTATGACTACGCCTCTCTTAAACAGGCGGTTCAGGACTGGAATGCTCGATCGGATATTGCGAACTACATCGACTACTTCATTCAGCGCGCCGAGCAGACCATCTACAACGACATTTTCACGCGTAATAAAGGCGTGGGCGTCAAGCCGATGGAAACGACGATCAACACGACGATCAATTCGTCTGGGGTCGTCCCGCTTCCTACCGGGTATCGCGGCCTGAAGTACATGCTCGTTTCGCTAGATGGCTCGACGTTCGAGCTCGAACGCAGAAACGCCGAATTCATCTACACGCAGTTCTCGTATCGTGGGGCGGGCGGATCGCCTCAGTATGTCGCGCGGGACGGTCAAAACTTCGTGTTCGGCCCGGCGCCGGATGGGAACTACGCAATCACGGGAATTTATTGGCAGCAGTTCCCGCAGTTGACGGTGACAAACACCGTTACGTGGATGACCTCGTATATCCCGCTGATTCTTCTCGCTGCGTGCAATCTCGGCATCGCCTTATTCAACAAGGATCAGCAGGCCATGCAGTGGTGGCAGGCTGACTACGACACGCAACTCGCGGCGTTCCTGATGGCCGATCGTGCCGAGGAACAATCTGGTTCGGCTTTCGCGATGGTGGCCGCGTGAAACTTCCTATCGCCGATTACGCCCCGGATCTGCCGCCGAACAACTCGGCCGGCGCGTCCTCGAACATCGTGAACTTGTTTCCGCGCACGAAAGAGTCGTGGGGTCCGGTGGGCACGCTCGCGCAGTTCAGCAGTGGGGGGCTAGGCTCTCAGTGCCTCGGAGCAATCACAGCGATCGACTCGGGCGGCAATAACTACGTTTTCGCCGGTGATGCGTCGAAGCTATGGGAGTTGGCGCCGGGCAACACTGCGTTCTCCAACGTAAGCAAGGTGGGCGGCTATTCCGTCGCCGCGGGTGAGCGCTGGAATTTCACGCAGTACGGGCAGCGCGTCATCGCTGCAGCACAGGGGCAGAACCTCCAAACGTTCACGCTAGGTTCAAGCACCGCTTTTGCCGATCTCGCCGCGGCGGCGCCGCAAGCGCGCTATATCGCGACGATCAAGGATTTTGTGATGGTCGGAAGCACGTTTGACGGCACGAACGGCGAGCAGCCGCAGCGCTTGCAGTGGTGCGCGATCGACGATCCGACGACATGGCCGACCGCAGGCAGCGTGACTGAGGCGCAGTTGCTCGCCGGCTCGCAGATCATTCCAGGCGATCAGGGATGGATGCAGGGGCTCGTGGGCAACCTGGGCAACGCCGATGGCGCGGTTTTCTTCGAGCGCGCGATATGGCGCATCGTATGGGAAGGCTCTCCAACGATCTTCGCATTCACCCCGGCGGAAGGCGCGCGCGGCACGCCGGCGCCCAAGAGCATCGCGCAGCTCGGCGCCATGGTCTATTACCTGGGCGAAGACGGTTTTTATGCGTTCGACGGCGCTACGTCGATCCCGATCGGCGTCGATCGCGTCGATAAGACGTTTTGGGCGAGCGTGAACGAATCGTATCTGGCGAACGTGGTGGGCGCCGTCGATCCGATCAACCGTCTCGTCATGTGGCTGTATCCGTCGAATACGGCCTCGGGCGGCATCTCCGATTCGCTGCTCGTATTCAATTGGGCGCTCAACAAATGGGGCTTCGCGCAGGTCAGCGCCGAGTACATTTTCCGCGCGATCACGCAGGGCTATTCGCTTGAATCGCTGAACAACTACGCGGGCGGAATCTACAACCTCGACACGCTGCCGTTTTCGCTCGACTCACGGGTATGGACGGGCGGCCAAGTGCTGATGGGCGCATTCACGCCGACGCATCAACTTGCGTACTTCACCGGCTCGCCGGCCAATGCGACGGCCGATACGGTCGAGCTTGAACCGTTCGGTGAGACGGGGCAGCGCGCCTTTCTATCAGCCGTGCGGCCCATGATTGACGGCGGCTCTCCGACCGTCCAAATTGGCTCTCGCAATCGCCTCGTCGATGCCCCGACATTTTCGACGGCGAGCTCGATCAACGTCTCGGGCGAGTGCCCGACGCGCGTCGATGGGCGCTACCTGCGCGCTCGCATTCAGACGACGGGGAGTTTCAACCATCTGCAAGGCGTCGAGATTCCGCAGCACGCCGTAACCGCGACGGGGCGCAGATGACGACGAAGGGTTATCCGACCGCACCCGAATACTGGCCGAACGAGAAAGAGCATCGCCGCAAGATCGCGCATACAGCCAATCTTTCGATGAGCGGCAAGCTCAATGCCGTCGTTCAGGTGACGCTTGCGGCCAATTCGGCAACGACAACGGTTACGGACGAGCGCATCGGCGGCTCTACCTATTTCGGATTTCAGCCGATGACGGCCAACGCGGCCGCCGCGCTCGGCGGTCTTTATGTGTCATCGCAAGCCAATGGCACGGCGACGCTCGCGCACGCGAACAACGCGCAGAGCGATCGCACATTCAACGTCCTTCTGATCGGATAACCCATGCTCCAAGGCATCCCGGCACACCTTGTCGATGAGGTGTGGGACGACGTTCGTCCGTGGATTGCCGAGGCCTGCAAAAGCAGCCGCGGCAAGTTCGACGAGAACGACATTCGACTCGGGCTGCTTGAACGAGACGACCAGCTCTGGATTTGGAACACGCCGACGGCCTTCGCCGTGTGCGTCACGCGCCTTTCGAACTACCCCAAGCAACGCGTTTGCAACCTTCGCATCGTCACCGGCCGAAACCGCGACGAATGGTACCGCACGGGCCTCGCAACGATCGAGGCATGGGCTCGCGATAACGGGTGCGCGGCGATGGAACTGTGCGCGCGCCCCGGATGGAGCCGCCTTCTTAGCGATTACGACATGACCCATGTTTATTTGGAGAAACGGCTATGAGTAGCGGCGGCGGTGGCAACACGACGACCGTAACCAAGAGCGATCCTTGGTCCGGCCAACAGCCGTATCTGGCGAACGTATTCCAAGGCGCGCAGAACGCGTTTAACCAGTTCTCCGGCAACCCTGCGTCGTCGGTGGCCGGATTCACGCCGATGCAGCAATCGGCGATGGGACAGACGCAAAACATCGCGAATGCAACGAATCTTGGGCTGTCTCCGGCGGTCAACAACGCGGCCGGTAACTACACGACGAACTTGCTCGGCGGCTCGTACCTACACGCAAATCCGGGCAATACAGCCTTCTCTCAATTCGCAAACGGATCGATGCTGAACAATCCGTACGAGGCGGGGGCATTGGACGCGGCCAACAACGCGATCACGCGCTCGTACCAGACGGCGACGGCGCCGCAGACGGCCAGCGCGTTCGAGGCGGCTGGGCGCTATGGATCGGGGGCCTACGGCAACGCGGTTAGCCAGAATCAGCAGGATCTCGCGACTCAACTCGGCAATACCGATGCAGGCCTCGTGAACAGCATGTATCAGACGAACCTTGGGAACATGCTACAGGGTGCTCAAGGACTGTCGAGCAACTACAACACGGCGGCCCAGCAGCAGCTAGCCGGTTCCATGAACGCGCCGAATATCACCAACTCGATCAATGGCGCGCTGACGAACGAATACAACATGGGCGGCAATCAGCAGGCTTTGCAGCAGTCGCAAATCAACGCGCCGTGGCAACTGCTCAACAACTTCTCGAATCTCATCCAGGGGCAGTACGGCGGTCAGTCGAGCACGACGCAGCCGTATTACCAGAATCAGCTTGCGGGTGGCATGGGCGGCGCGATGGGCGGCGCAGCGCTGGGGAGCATGTTCGGGCCGTGGGGTACAGGCATCGGCGCGATCGGCGGCGGCTTGCTTGGAATGCTCTAGGAGATCGTCATGGGACTTTTCGGAAACATCGGCGACTTCATAGGCGCGACGGCAGGCGAGATCGGGCGCCATCCATGGCAGGCGGCTGGGGCCGCCCTTGGTGTTCCCGGCTTCGATCCTGCGATCGGCGGTCTGCTTAACAATCGCCCCGGCGGCGCATTGCTCAGCCCTACGGGAAATTTCACGTCGAGCTCCTGGAACGATATGTACCAAAACAACCCCGGCGCCGCGAGCGGCTTGAACATGTTTCACGGGATTAATGCAGCGGCCGACGTGGTTGCCCCGATGATGGCTGGCGGATTTGCATCCGGTGCTTTCGGGGGCTCCGGTTCTGGTCTAGGCAATATGTTCGGCAGCGGATCGTCTGGGGCATCGCTGGGGCCTTCTGGCATCGACGGAAGCGGGCCGCTCTTCGGCGTTGGCTCCGGCATGGGTGGCGCTATGCCTGGCGCCGCAGCGCCTACGCTCGCGAGCTCGAACCCGTATATGTCGGCGTTCGGCGGCACGTCGATGGCGTATCCGTTTAGCGCGCCAATGAGCGCCGGCGCCATCAATCCGCAGATACTTCAGCAGGGTCTTGGCTTGATGCAACAAGGTCAACAGCATCAGCAGCAGAGCGTCGGACCATCACCTCAATTGGCGTTTGGCAATCCGGTGATGCGCGGCGCATCGCCTCCGCTCGGACCATCAATGTCTTATGCGACTTTCGGCGGCGCGGGCGCGCAAGTGTCGCCGCTCTCGCAAATGCTCGCCATGCGCGGAGGTATGTGAAATGTCCGATCTCTACGGTTCGCCGATGGGTGGCGGGGGTTTGATGGGCATGCTCGCCAACCCGCAAACGGCGGGGTTGCTCGGCATGGCCGGCGGCCTGCTGCAAGCATCCGGCCCTTCGCGTCTCCCGATCTCCAACGGGCAGGCGCTCGGCATGGGGCTGCAAGGCATGGGCGAGGGCTTCAACAACGCTTTGCAGATGCAGCGCGGTTTAATGCAGATGAAGATGCTCCAAGGCCTGATGGGCGATCAGGGCGGCGCCGCGCCGCAGCCCCAAGGTATGAGCGCGCCGACTTCCGCATCGCAGCCGATGGCTCCGGTGTCGGGGTCGGCCAACGTCGGGCCTCTCTCGGGTCTGTCCGCCGGCATGGGCGGCTTCAGCCCGACGCCTGCGGCTTCGGCCGCATCTGCCAGCGCAGCATTCCCCGCGACAGCTCCCAGCGGCGCGATGCTCATGGGCAAGACGCCCGCGCAAATGTTCCATGAAGGCCAAATGTGGAACCTGCTATCGCCGGGCTCTGGTAACGCCATGATCGATGCGGCGTTCAAATACGATCCGACGCTGCAGGCGTCACTTCCGACTGATATCACGAAGATGGGTACGCAGGCCGGCTGGACGCCGCAGCAAATCCAAGCGGCCAATGCAGGTGGGATTGCAAGAGCGACGACGATAACGGGCAGACCGGGCGGGTATTCTCAGGATCTCACGAGCGGGAAAATGACGTGGTTCCCGACCGTTCCTCAAGGTGGCATGCCTCAGTTTGACGCGAACAACCAGTTCACGGGCGTTGTGCCGGTTCCTGGCGCTACTTCCGTTGAGTCTGGAATGGCCGCGGCAAAGGCAGGCGGCAAAGCTCAATATGAGCTGCAACAGGTTTGGGATAAGACGGCAAACGATGGCAAAGGCGGCTTTGTCTATCAGAAGGTTGCGAACGTCGCGGACGCAGCCAACGGCAACGACGCGTCGCAGGTTCCCACCGGCATCCGTAACAACAATTTCGGCAACATCAAAGGGGCGAACGGCCAGTTCGCAACGTATGACACGCCGCAGGACGGGGTGAACGCTGCCGATCAACTTCTCGCGACCTATGGCTCGAAGTACGGCATCAACACGATTGCCGGTATTGCGAACCGTTGGGCGCCGGCGGGGGACGGAAATAACGATCCGGCCGCTAAAGCGGCTGCAATGGCAGCGGCCTCCGGCGTTCCGGCCAATCAGCCCATCAATCTCGCCGATCCGGCGACGCGCGCGCGCATCCTGCCGGCGCTGTTCGATACCGAAACGCCGGGATGGCGCAATGCGATCGGCGGTGGCGGCCAATCCGCGCCAGCGCCGACGCGCACCGGGCCGATGGCGGCACAGCCGCCAGTTGGATACACGCCCGCGACGAATGCCGCGCAAACGGCATCGAGCAAGCAGATGGCCGATTCGTACAAGGCGCTTGCTGACTCCGACGCAAGTTATCAGCAGTCGCGTGGCGCGCTTAACGACATGATCGCGCTCGCCAAGCAGTTCGGCCCGATCGATTCCGGGCTGAGCAAGCTGCCCGAGGGCGCCCACAATTGGGATAGCAACGTCGCATCGTATGACAAAGCTCATGCGACGTTTGTCTCGAATCAGTACAACGCACTGTCGGCCGGCACTGACGCCTCGAAAGGAACCGTCGACAGTATGGTTCCTTCATCGGACAAGCCTCTCGATACGAAGCTTCACGGCTTGGGGATGCAGCTCAACAACTTGGACTATCGGCACCTCGAAACTCAGCTCATGACGCCGGCATTCCAAAGCGGGGACCAGAAGGCCTACACGACGCTGAACGCGCAGTTCCATAACACCGTGAAGCCCGAGATGATGCCGATCGTGATGCCCATCCTGCAAATGAATGGGACGCAGCAGCAGGCGGCGGTGCAGGCGGCGGTGAAAGCCAACCCGGCGCTGCGGCCGGCCTTCCAAACGCTGTTCAATGCCGGGATGCTCAAATGAGCGCCTTCGACGATTACCTCAGCGCACCGGTCGCGTCTGCATCGGGGCAGACGTTCGATTCATATCTCGGCGCCGCGCCGGCGTCGGCTCCCACACCCGCCGCCACCACACCCGCGCCCCAAGCCGCTGCCCAACCCCAACCAGGTATGCTGGCGTCTCTCGGCGCTGGCCTAGGCCACGGCTTCGGCTCGACAGTGCTAGGTATTGAGCAACTGCTCGGGCGCGGCATTCAAGCAATCTCTCCCTCGGCAGCGGCGACGCCTGACGTGATGCCTGGCGATGAGGGGGCGGCGATGCTGGCCGGTATGCGGCCGCTCGGCAATGCCCTTGCGAATGATGCGCAGCGCGGCATCGCGAGCACGAATGCCCAATACGCACCATATTCCGCAGCGCACCCGATCGCCGCGGGCGCGGGAAATATCGGCGGCATGGCGGCGGCGACTGCGCCGCTTGCGTTTGCCGCGCCAGAAGTCGGCGGGATGGGACTGCTCGGCAAAGCTGCCACTGGGGCGTCACTCGGTGCTGCAAACGGCGCTGTATCGTCGGTAGATAACCCCGGAAACAATTTCTGGCAGCAGAAGCTAAATCAGATCGGCACCAATGCGGCTGTAGGCGGCCTCGCCACGCCAATAGTCTCGGGCCTCGGAAACATGCTGTCGGGTGTCACCGACCCGATTCGCCAGCGCCTCGCCGATGCTGGAATCACGATGACGCCGGGGCAGATACTCGGTGGTGGATGGCAAACGCTTGAGAACAAAATGACGAGCCTGCCGCTCATCGGCGATCTCATCAAAGGCGCACAGCAGCGCGGCGTGCAGTCTTTCAACAAAGCGGCCTACGACCAAGTTCTCGCGCCGCTCGGGCAGAAATACAGCGGCCCGGTTGGGCAAGAAGGCATCGACGCGGTGCGGCGCACGATCGGGGACGCCTACGATAACGCGCTCTCCAACATGAATTTCCGAGCGACGGATCCTCAGTTTCAGGCTGATATCGGTAATCTCGCCGGTCTAGCTCAAGGCTTGCCGCCTGCACAGCAGCAGACCTTCAAAAACGTGCTGCAAACGCAGGTGTTCGGAAAGCTGTCGCCGCAAGGATGGATGGACGGCCCGACGCTCAAGGGTGTACAAAGCGAGCTTTCTCGCATCGTGCGCGGATACAGCGGCGACCCATCGTTCGATAATCGCCAACTCGGCGCCGCAGTCGGAGAAATCAAGAATGCTATCGATGCCTCGCTGCCGCGTTACAACGCGCCCGACGCGGTACAGGGCCTCTCGAATGCGAATTCCGCGTGGGCCAACTTTGTTCGATTGCGCGGTGCGGCCGGTTCTCAGGGAGCGATGAACAACGGTGGGATCTTCTCTCCGGCTCAATTTCAAAGCGCGGTGCGTGCGGCAGACAAGTCGGCCGGGAAGGGCGCATCGGCAACCGGAAATGCGCTCATGCAGGACTTCTCGCAAGACGCGATGGGTGTGCTCGGTAAGGGGTACCCCGATAGCGGGACCGCCGGCCGCCTTGGCACAGCCGGTGCGCTGGGGGCGATCTTTTCTCACCCTGGGATGCTTCTCAGCCCGTGGACGTATGCGGCTGGCGCCCCGGCTCTCGCGTACACGCCACTAGGCCAGCGCGCGGTGCAAGGCCTTCTTATGAGCCGCCCAGCGGCGGCCCAGGCTGTAGGCAACGCGATAACCAACCGGCTTGCGCCCCTCGCGCCCGGCCTTCTCGGCGCGGCTTTTCAGCAATGAGCGAATGGACGGAATTGAAGCGACGATTGCGGTAGCCGCAAGGCGCTGCCATTGGTCTGGTGTCATGAACTCTCCGAACCCCGCCGCGTGCGGGGTTTTCATTATAGGTGATCCGAAATGAGCCTTTGGCAGTGGTCAACCACAGCGGCGAACAACGCCACGGCCGCCACGAACATCAACTGGCAGGAAGGGCA